CCCTGTCCATCATCTCCTGACGCTCAAGACGCTCGATTTCCTTTCCAAGGTTGACCACTTCATCTTCCATCTTTTCATAGACGGCATTGTCCTCAGGTTTGATCAGACCATTCTCCTGACGATGTTCATCCAGGAAGCCTTTAGCCTGTTCCCAAACCTTGGCCCGTTTCTCTCTTAGTTCTTGAATTTTACTCATATTCATTACCTCCAATTTTTAATCAGCTCCAGCCGTCTTTCCAGCTGGGCAATAGGGATCTGGTTTACTGAATGGGCAGGATCCTTCAAATCGTCTTCACCTTGTGTTTCAGGATCTTGACTCTTCTCCGGCTCCTTAGCTTTGCCCTCATCATCATGTGCTTTTAGATATTTCATCCTCGCCTGAATACCAGGGAGTTTGTTCCTTAGAGCATTCGTCACTGTCATCTGGTCAAAGATAAAACCACCGGAACCTTCATCTACCGCCTCTGATTCATAAAGAATCTTGTCGGCAAATTTCAGCTCGATGGCTTTGTGGGCACTCATCCAGGTTTCAGCGTCCATCATGTGTGAGATTTTCGCTCTGGAAAGTCCCGTCTTTGTCTGATAAGCATTGATAATGCTCTCCTTCACTTCACTGAGGAGATTAATCCCCACCTGCAGATCCGCCACCTCACCAGCAATAAGCATGGCTGGGTTATGGATCATGATCACTGACAGGGGAGAAACACACACCTCATCTCCCGCCATGGCAATGACAGAAGCAGCACTGGCTGCCAGCCCATCAATATGGACACTGACCTTGCCGGGATATTCCTTGAGCATGTTGTAAATCTGCGCTGCTGCGAAGGTATCACCACCTGGTGAGTGTATCTTTACAACAATGTCATCCGCCTCCGGACCACTGGCATAAAGCTCTGTCTTAAACTGTTTAGGGGTGATGTCATCATCAAACCAAGAGGACTCAGCAATGTATCCTTCAAGATGCAGAGTTCTTACTGTAGGCTCCTCGGCTTCATTCACCACCCAACGCCAAAATTTATCCATCTAATCGACCTCCTTTCCGGCATGAAAAAAGCACTCCTCGATTTTGAGAAATGCTGTTGATACTTCGAATTTGTTTATTAGTTGTCCACAGAAATGGGCCAAGTTATACACTTATCATCAAGGCTCATCACCACCAGACTCATCCAGGGCTTTCTTTGCATAAGCCCCGGCCATCTTAAGGGGTAGCATGTTGCCGTTGACCAGATACAAATCACCACCGTCTTCTTCAGAGATGGGATCCATGTTCTCCATCCTCCTTACATCATTGACGGAGAAGAACCCGTTCTGAATACCGATGGCGTAACCATCCATCCTGGATTTATAATCCCCTCGCATCAGTGCAGATGCATTGAAGGACACGAAGCACTGACCCTTCTCTTTTTCTAGAAAGAGCTTCTTATTCATGGCCTGCTCTATTCTGACTAGCCAAGGTCTTATGGTATGGACCACAAAGCTGATGGACTGGTTCTCAATGTTGCTGAATGAACTCTTGCTGAGATCCGCCACCATATGAGGTGGCACTTGAAAGATTCTACAGATTTCCTCTATCTGAAACTTCCTCGTCTCAAGAAACTGCGCATCGGAGTTTGGCATACTGATGGCTTGGTACTGAAGCCCATCTTCAAGGACCGCCACCTTGTTGCTGTTCCCACTTCCTCCATAAGCTGCTTGCCAAGCATCTCTCACCTTTGATGGATCCTTGATGGTTCCTGAAGTTGAAAGAATACCACTTGGTGTGGCGTTATTGGCAAAGAATCTACCGCCATATTCTTCAGCGGCTATGTTCAGTCCGATGGCATTTTTCGCAAGGGCCACTGGTGAATAACCCATGACACCGTCAAAGCCAAGACCCGGTACATGAAGCACATCTTCCGGTCCTAAATAATGGGTGGTGGTGTCCTTCCTGTAAGCATAGTAAAGATTGCCATTCTTATCTCTGTCCACCGTCATCTTGTCGGGAAGCAGAGGATACAGATGCACCACCTCTCCTTTACCATTTCGAATGATCTGACAGTAGGCATTCCCCCAAAGAAGAAGGTGAGTCATCATGGTCTCCCTCAGAGTAAAAGACGTCATCTCCGGATTCGGTTCATCATGCAAAATCCTATACAGTGGATGGGTGTACATCTTTTCTTTACCGTCCCCTTTGTACTGATACGTATGAAGAGGTAAAGATGCCACCGTCTCTGCAATAATTCTCACGCAGGCGAAGACTGCTGTTGTCTGCATGGAGCTTCGCTCATTGACTATTTTCCCAGAGACACTTTGCCCCATATAAAAGTTCGGAGCGCTGCTAACACTGTCTGTGGGTTCTGCCCTGGCTTTAAAGAGCCATTTAAAAAAGTTCGCCATAATTGTTGTTCACCCCCTTCTATCCTAAAATGATCATGTCCCGTTCATCATAAATGGATCCATCATCATCTGGTGGATTCACCGTTGCTCTAGCCAGACCCATGATCAGTGCCACGATACCATCGATCTTTTCAGATGATTTTTCCTTATCCACCTTGATGTTTCCAGCAGGGTCCGTTTTGACAACAATATTATCTGCCATCCATCTTAAGACCGGATGCCCACCATGAGCGATTTGTTTACTTAAAGTAAGCCGCATCAGATCCTTTGTAGGTGGTGACATATCCTTAAAGCCCTGACCAAAAGGTACAACTGTAAAACCCATCCCCTCAAGGTTCTGGCTCATCTGTGTGGCACCCCACCGGTCATAGACGATTTCTCTGATGTTGTACTTCTCACCAAGGCGTTCAATGAACTTCTCTATGAATCCGTAGTGGACCACGTTTCCTTCTGTAAGATTGAGAAGTCCCTGCCTGTGCCAGATGTCATAGGGAACGCTGTCTCTTTTCACCCGCTGATGAAGGGTTTCTTCTGGCAGCCAAAAATATGGGAGCACCTGAAACTTATCTCCCTCTTCTAACGGTGGAAACACTAAAACAAAAGCGGTGATGTCACTGGTTGAGGACAGGTCAAGACCTCCATAGCAGACTCGCCCTTTCAGTTCTTCCGGGTCTACAGGATAGTTACAAAGGTCCCACTTATCCATGGGCATCCATTTGATTTCCTGCTTTAACCACATGTTCAGTCTCAGCTGTTTAAACAAGGCGAGATCTGCCGGATCATCTTTCACTTGATTGTAGTGCTCCCTAACTCTCTCTATAGAAATGGTATGGCCAAGACTTGGATTGGCCTTATACCAGTTGTTTTCATCTTCAATATCTGCATCATCCTCTAAGCCATAGATAATGGCGAGGAACGTCGGATCCACTCTCTTGCCTTCCAGTATGTCTTTAGCCTTTTGATGCATCTCCCAGCCATAGCCAGAGAGTTGATTCCCTGCAGTGGTGAGGTATAAAAAGAGTGGTTGGGTTCTGGCATCTCCTGAACCGGTAGTCAGCATCTTGGCAAGATCCGGATTCGGATAGGTCCAAATCTCATCGAGAATAACGCAGGAAGCATTGATCCCAGATTTTGATTTAACGTCGGAACTTAGTACTTGATAGAAACTTCCCGTCTTTGGGTAGACGATTCGCTTTGTGGATCTCACCAGATTCGTCACTTTTGATAGGGTTGGATTACCTTCTACAAAGTTCATACTGGTGTTAAAAATAATACTAGCCTGTTGTCTATCACAGGCGGCTACATAAACTTCTGCGTTAGGTTCTCCATCAGCCAGAAGCATGTAAAGGGCAATGGCTGCGCCCAGCTCCGACTTGCCATTTTTCTTACCAATCTCCACATAGGCGGTTCGATACTGACGAGTACCATCTTCTCTCAAGGTTCCAAAGAGGCGCCTCACCAGATCCTTCTCCCAGGGTAATAACTTAAAAGGCTGACCGGCCCATCTGCCTTTGGTCAGCTTCAGTTGTTCGATAAAGTTTTTGGCGTGATTCGCATGAGCTTCACTAAATGGCATAGCCGCTCCTCCTTTCAAATTAGTCGTTCTTACTCTTTTTTAGAATGTCCTCGGCTTTTGGTACACCCGCCAGCAGCTCTTCCATGGCATCGCCCTCGATGGTGTTCCCACTGTTATTAATGTTCAGTCTGCTTCGGGCAGATGGGCTTAGTCCAAGCTCTGAGCAGAAGTTTCTCATCTGTTTAAGGTTTTGCTGGGCAATGGACACTTGAGGAATCTGCTGAATGTATCCTGAAGCGGTCTTTAGAATAGATCCATGCTTTGAGATGAATTCCTCTGCTTCCTTCCATCTGGCATAGGCCTGACAGTACCCGGCAAAGGCAGCCATATCTACCTCCGTCAGTAGCCCCATGGCTTCCAGCTCTTTTGATAACCTTTTCCATTCTTTCTTGGCATCCGGTTCCAGCCATGACGGGCACTTCGGTGCTATCTGTTTTGGTTTCGGTTCATTCTTATTCAGCGGTCTCTTTCCAGGATTTCCTTCCAGCTCTTTGACCGCTGTAGGTTTTGGTGGTCTTCCTCTACCTGCCATAACTTTCACCTCCTTAATTTGTAGCAAAGAAAAAGGAACCTTCATCTGAAAGTCCCTATCACTCATTATTTTTTCTGCACATTATTTTTCTTATCTGCATATAACCCAGCACTTTCTATGCAGTAAGGTTATTGCCCTCGGATTCCTTTATAGTTGAAATTTCCTTTTCTAATCTCTTCATGATCTGCTTCCACAGCTCTGTTATATTCAGGGTCTTTGGTTTCCTTATCCTTGCAGCTCATACAAATACACTGCTCATTAAACATGGACATGATTCGTCCACCTTCTAAACTACCGCCGCAGCGGTCACAAGTCTTTTGACTAAAAAATCGATCCATATACTCGTACCTCCTACTCTATGTCCACATATTCCATCAGCGTGGCCAGGGCCTCATCATAACTCTTGGCTTCTTTGGTGATTCGCTGAATCATTTCTTCTGCCTTTTCAGATTCGCCAACTTCCTTTAGTGTTCTTGATACAATCCCCATGAGATTGAAAATATTCCCGTTCTCTCCAATGAGTCTGCATCTAGGTTTCATCGGTTTCATCCACCTTTCTAAAAGCGCCACTTCCTTCTAGGTGCTTTAAGAGTGTCTTTCTGGTTTCCTTGTACTCGGGACCATTCATTCCGATGCGGATCAGCCAGGTTCTAAGTGCATACTTGGGGTTATCATCTTGGGCCTGTTTGTAGGATGCGCGGTTTAAGGTTCTTCCGTATCTTGCTATTAGTACACATAAATCCTGAAATGCCT